GCAGGTACTCTGCGAGCAGTGCCCTGACTCAACCTATGAGCATCACGAGCCTGTGACCTTCCCAAATGGTGAGGTTATGGTTTCCTGTACTGTCACAGTGGATGGCATATCACATAGGATGCACTTGCCCGTGCTAGATCATCGGAACAAGCCGATCCAGAATCCCAGCGTATTCCAGCTCAACACGTCGATGCAGCGATGTTTCGCCAAGGCGATTGGAATGCACGGCCTGGGCCTTTACGTGTACCGTGGCGAGGATTTACCGCCCACGACGCCCTATGATGAGGCGCAAAAGGTCACTGACGATTCGGTCAAGTTTCACGAGTTCATCAATAGCCTCAGCGAGGAGGAGCAAAGCGAGGCGTTCAACGGCGCACCAGGTGGCGAGAAAACAGCCTGGAAAACCCAGTGGCGAAAGCTACTCACTGAAGCCGAGGAGCTTTTTGAGGGCCAAGTCGACTACATGAAAACAGCCATCGAGAACCAGGATGGCCACAAGCTCAGGGAAGCGTGGGAGGAATGCAGCGACTATGAAAAGTCGATCATCCGTAACAGGCTTACCAATGAGGAAAGAGAAGCAGCAAGACAACACTTTCAAGGAGAGTAACAATGGAAAATCAGCCTTATGTACCGCCCGTCAACAAGGGCAATCTGCACCGCAACCAATACAAGGAGCAAGAAAATCAGCCCGATTATCGGGGGTCTCTTAACGTCTGTGGTGAGGTCGCCGAGCTGAGCGGCTGGATCAACACCAACAGAAACGGGGGCAAATACTTAGGCCTAGAAATCAAGCCGCCAGAGGGGTATGTTTTCCAGCTCGTCCCTGCGAATCTTGAGTCGCCACCATCAGAGGGCCCTGGTGGTCCACGCCCAGGCGATTCATCACTTGATGAGGATATGCCGTTTTGATTAGTAGTAAGCCGATCTTTGATACAGGTCGGGCACTGACGACGCTACAGGACGACAGGGGAATGAGCAGCTCTGATCTCGCTCGCTCTCTTGGCGTTTCGCGGCAAGCGGTGCATAAATGGAGATGCGGGGATTCGATGCTGTTTGCGACGGCTGCCCGTATTTGTGAGGCGCTGGGGGTCTCAATAGAAGAATTCGAGAAAGCCAGCAGATGAAAAAAATGGGGCCCGATCGGGGCCCCTAGGGGTTGGCGAGGGTATCGCCAGGAGGTAACACACTATGGATCTAAGGGATTTCCTAGATCGTCTCCCATCTTATCGCAAAAGCGGCAAGGGGAGCTATATGGCGCAATGTCCAGCACACGAGGACAAGTCGCCATCATTACGCATCGCTGAGGGGCAGGACGGGCGCATTCTTATCCACTGTTACGCAGGATGCGGGGCTGTGGATGTAGTCCAGGCGGTCGGCTTAGAGCTGAGCGACTTATTCCCACCAACTGACGAACACTATCCAGCGATGAAACGCCCGAAACGGGATGAGCTGGATGATTATGTGGTCGAGATTTACGAGGCTCACGTCGAGCAGGGCACTCGAGTATCTAAGACCGACAAGCAGCGATACCGGGAGGCGCTCATTCGTGGCGGCAAACGTAACGGCTTTGTCGACGAGATGCTCGAGGCTCTGACTTGAGTATTGCGGCCATCAACTGGGCGCTTAACGTGGTGACAGACATCACAGCAACACAGAAGGCCATCCTTATTTCCCTGGCTGACAGAGCTGACGAGGATGGATTCTGTTATCCCTCATACGACGATATTTGCCGACGGTCGTGCGCTAGTCGTAAGACCTTGATATCGACGCTGAAGGTGCTCGAGGAGCTGGAGCTGATCACACGTCATAGACGCTATTCACAATCGACGATTTATAGGGTCAATATTACACCCATGGATAGGAGTAAAATGACACCCATGGATAGGAGTAAAATGACACCTATTGATAGGAGTAAAATTACCTCTCTAACCACCAATGAATCATCAATAAATAACCATAAGGAGTTCGAGGAGTTCTGGGCGGGCTATCCCCGCAAGACAAACAAGGCGAAAGCCAAGACTGCATTCGATCGGTTGAGTCCGAAAGACCGCAAGGCAGCGATGGAGGCGCTGGCTGTATATCCATGGTCTACTGAGCAGAGATACATCCCTCACGCCACGACGTGGATTCACGGACGGCGCTGGGAGGATGAGTTTGAATCAAACGAGGGTATCAGGGAGCTAGAAATATGATAATAAACCGAAGGCAAGACTTTACCGACAAAGACCTGCAGGAGGTTTTTGCAATGAGCGAGGCGGCTGATGTCGTCCGCATTGACCACTTCGAGAAGGCGTTTTTTGATCGAGTGCAGACTGATCCAGTGGCTCACGGGTATCCGTTCCCCTGGATCGACACCCATGACAAGGTAAGGCTCCGCACTGGCGAGGTCAGCGTGTGGTGTGGCATTAACGGCCACAAGAAAAGCACGATCGCGTCATTCGTGCTCACGCACCTGGCGCAGGATGTAAAGGTCGGGATTGCTTCGTTCGAGATGAAGATGAGCGACACGGCTTACATGATGTGCAAACAAGCGGCAGCAGCTGATGCTCCGCCCTTGAAGTTCGCGCAGCAGTTCTCTGAGTGGGCGTCTGATCGCGTGTATTGGTACAGGGCGCTTGGTGGAGTCGAACCGCTGGAGGTTTTAGGCTGCATCATTGCTATGGCCGAGAGGGGCGTCAAAGTCGTCCTAATCGATAACCTGCAATTTTGCGGAGTGACTGACGACACCGAGAGGGAGCGGCTTTTCATGAATCAGCTGCTTGGGATCGCAGAGGCAAAGGATGTGCATATCTGCATGGTGCATCACGTCAGGAAGCCGCAAACGGGGGGCGACGAGTACATCCCCACGCGCTTCGATGTACGGGGAGGCGCCACAATTGTCGACCAAGCGCACTTATTGTTCATAATTTGGCATAATAAGAGGCGACAAAAGGTCAAACAGTTCCAGGCAATGGGCGAGAAGCTCACAGAAAAGGAGCAGTTAATCATGGGGGAGCCTGATCTGAAGCTGATCGTGGCAAAGCAGAGGAATGGCCCTTACGAGGGTCACATCAATCTGTGGGAAGGCAAAGGCCTGACATTCAAAAAGGCTGAAAGCCACAGATCGCCATTTATCGAGCTTAATCGCCCGTGAGCCAATTCTGGTTAATCAAAGACAGGCGGCAGATTCAGGAGCGCGTCGCCTTTTTCCAACGCTGGCTCGAAAAGGAATGGGACTTCAATTACCCAGTCACCTGGGAGCCAAAGGTATACCGAAACAAGCGTTCTTTAGATCAAAACTCACTTTTTCATGTTTGGGTGCGTGAGCTGGCGGAGCACTTTACCGCCAAGGGTTACGAGATCAACGAGAAAGAAATGAAAGACCTCATGAAACATAAGTTTCTCGGAGTTGAGGATCGAGTAATCCATAACACTGTTATTCCTGGTCAACTTAGGGAGAGCAGTGCACTCGATCCAGGTCAAATGATGGTTTTCCTGGATCAAATATGGGCATGGGCTGCAGATCATGGCAAGACGCTAAAGATCCCAGCTGAGTCCGAATATATGAAGCTCAAGGGGGATCAATGAGTGACTTATACAGGTACTGCAACACGGAAAGGCAGAAAGAAATCATCAGGCTCTACGAGTCTGGGATGAACAAGACCGAGGTCGGGCGAGAGCTAGGCATTACCCGAGAGACGGTCAAAGGCACAATAAAGATCATCCAGGATCGCGCTGCCAAGCAGGGTTATTCACCTGATCACGATATGGTCCATCAGGTGCCAGACGGGTTTCAGGTGTCAGGAGTGTCCACGTATTACAACGATGAGGGCAAGCCCACAGGCCAGTGGGTGAAGAGCAAGCAAGACGCCGAGCGACGTGTCGAAATGATGATCGAGCGCATCGAGCAGGCCTGTGACAATGTGGAGCCGTTCGAGCCAACGCCCAGGCCAGAGGCCAGCGATCAGCGCCTCTGCAGCGTCCTAACGATTACCGACTATCACCTGGGCATGAAAGCCAGCCAGGAGTCAGAGGGCGGCAACTGGGACGCGAAGATCGCAAGGGATACTTTCCTCAATGCGATCCACGACATGATCGAGGCCAGCCCAAACAGCAAAACAGGCATCCTGGCGCAGCTCGGCGACTGGCTGCACTGGGACGGCATTTTGCCCGTCACGCCACAGAGCAAGCACGTCCTAATCGGTACTGACGACCGATACGCCAAGCTAGTGGACATCACCATCCAAGTGATGGATGAGGCCGTCAAAATGATGCTCGAGCACTTTGAGGACATCGTGATCGTCCAGGCTGAGGGTAATCATGACATCAGCTCAAGCGTCTGGATAAGGAAGTATCTTAAGCACCGATGGAGCGCAGAGCCCAGGGTCGAGGTCATCGACAATGACTGGCCGTTTTATGCGTACCTGCACGGCAAGACGCTGATCGGCTGGCACCATGGCCACAGGATGAAGATGGCGCAGCTGCAAAAGCTGTTTTGCTCGGAGCCCAGGATTAGGCCTTTGTGGGGTCAGAGCGATTTCGCATACCTGCACACGGGCCATTTGCATCATGAGCGGGTACTGGAGGACTCAGGCTGCACGATCGAGCAGCATCCCACACTCAGCGCACGGGACCATTACGCCGTGTCTCACGGCTATACCAGCGCCAGGGGCGCCAAGGTCATCACATATGATATGAGTGACGGGGAAGTTCATCGCGTGACGGTAAGGCCTCGCCTGTGATCTTAGCGGCTCACCTGGAGGATGATTCGATCATGTTTCTCCTGGCATCGACTATTTTTGGCGTTATCCCACACCCAGACTCTCCAAGTGAGGCGTGTCTGGTTATCTGCCAGGCGTTTCCGTATGGCATAAAGGTCTCACAAAATGCGACTGAATTCGGTATGGAGTGGCTTCTTGTTTTAAATGCGGAGCCGAACTTTGAGGTGATAGACGATGGAACAACCCCCAGAGGTTCGATGCACTGAGTGCTACAAGATCATGATCCCCGTTTGGAGTCAGGGATTCCTGGATGGATGGGTCTGCGATTGTGCGAACACTGTGAAAGCAATACTTAGAGAGCGATGGTTTCGGGAGGAGAATTATGTCGATCAAGAGAGACGCAGCTGATAACTGGTTCAGCAAGTGTGTGAGAGCCAGGGATCAGCACTGCATGGTCTGTGGCAAGACAGAGGGTTTGGACTGCTGTCATGTGTATGGCCGACGTAATAAGGCCGTGCGATGGTCCTTAGATAACGCAATCACCATGTGTCGCTATCATCACCGCGAGATGGGCGAATCGCCTGCTCGGTTTATGGACTTCCTGGAGGACGTGTATGGCCCTGGGCACATGGACATTCTGCGAGAAAAGGCCAATGCCATCATGAAAACCAATCGAGAGCTGCGCCTGGAAATAGCCAAGTTCTACCGAG